CCGTTGTAAATAACGTTTAAACCTATCCAGTTGTCACCACTGGTACTCCAATCTGTAAAAGCCATGCTACGACCAAACTGAAAGTTAGCTTTAGGGGATGCTGTTCCTATAGCTAAAATACTAAACGTATTTGTTCCAGTAAAGTTATTATTGACCCCAAGTAATGCAGGTGTTCCCGTGGCTGGGACTGTCAACGTGAAGCCACCAGTAGCGAGTGTTCCACCACCAGTTATACCGAGGTCGGTTTTCAGAGTAGCAAGGGTCTGAACTTCAGGAGCGCCGGTACCAGCTGTTTTCCGGTATATAACGGACGCTGTAGCCATGTTTGCCATCTTAGCGAGTGTTACAGCGCTATTCGCAATATCTGCGGTTGCGATGGTGGCGTCCTTTACCTGGGAACCTACAAGCAGAGTAACAGGCATAGGTTACTTCCTGTAGTCAGCCAGAAGAATATCTCCGGTAGCCGGAATCATCCCGGTAAGCATTGTGATCGTAGCACCAGCGATAGTATAGTCGTTACCTACGCCGACGTTAAGGCGTTGTCCATTACGGAACAAACACACACTCCCTACGATTGGTGTATTGAGCAGTGTAAACGTTGGATTTGTACCGTTCACTAATCCAGTAGGTGCTTCACCGTATACGAAATTAGACGACGTAAGAGCACCCGCTGCAGCGACCAAACCATCAGCGTACGTTTTGTTTACAGCGTCACCGCCAGTAGTTGGGGTTGCCACATTGACGATCTTGTTAGATACCACGTCTAAATTTGCGTCAACTACTACCTGGGTACTCGTTCTGATTTTTGTTGTAGCCATTAAATTACCTCCTGATAGGATATTATTAGTTCGTCGTTAAAGACGCGGTTTAATGGAGCTTCTGAGAAAAGAATCCCAGAAGGTGTTTCGGAATAAGATGTCTGGTTTTGTAATAACCCGTTCACATAAACTTCAGTAGATCCGGTAACATAAGTTTTAGATGTAGAGAACTGTTTGTTCACACCATCTGTAACCCCAGACAGTAATTCAGTTGTCTTGGCACCTCCTGTTGCAGCAGTCGACACACCAGCGCTGGTAAGCCTTAAATCGTAAAGATCGCTCTGGTCCTGGGTGTCAATCAACTTCCGTTTATTTATACTAGCCCTTACCGCGCATATTGGGGAGGTTCCTTCTGGTATAGCCGGGAAATCATTCGGCGCAACAGGAGCTTCCTTGCTAGTACCCGGTGTAACTATCATTTTGACGGTCATGACGCCTGCGACATCCTCCAGACCAAGGGACAAGAGTACGAACCTTGCTCCGCTGGTTGGTCTGTGTGCTTGGATGGACACGGTCTCACCGGTATACAAGTAGGCCTGGCTACCAAACACTATCCAGCCTGGTCGAACTGTTATATCCCAGTTGTCCGACACGTACGGGTGCAGGTTAAGTATAGCCCTGGTCTGAACGTAGAGCGGATCTACACTATAGATAGTATGGTTCTGTGAATGGTTCTTAATGAAGGCGAAGATAAGATCTCTGAACTGGTAGTTCTTTGACAAGTGTCTGGCTCGTAGTAAACCATCAAAGCCCTTGTATATGTATACCTGAATACCGCGTGCTAATGGCACGGATTCGTTGAATACCTCGACCTCTGACTTGTCGTCATCAAAACGGACCTTGATAAAGTTCGGTCGTTCGACTGTTGACAATGAACCGTCTGACCATCCTGTTACAGCCATTCGTGGTGTTTCAACAAATATATCAGACTGTAAAATATATTTTCGTATATTAGCCCAAGTAATAGGAATATTAATCATTTTATTATCCTAGAATCGGCCAAGCATGAACGGGCCACTCATTAAGTACATCACCGACAACGCCCCAAGGACTAAGTAAAGCTAACCAGGTTTTTAGTTCTGGTGTAATATTTACAAAGCCAGTAAGATTTTGATTACTTGTGACGTAGTATGCTGGTGTAGCCCAGTACCAGTTATCAACCGTTCTGCGACCCTGCATCATGTAGCCCCATTTTTTATTTCCAGTTGCGGCATCTATTCCCGCGAATGATAAACCGCAGAATCCATCAGACTCATATGGTTTATTTACGAGAAGAGTCGTCGCCGATAGAGGATCTTCTGTTATCGTAGTCAGACCATACCGACTGTACATACCCTGCCCGAAAACTGATTTACCATCTAGAGACCACGCAGTCGACCATGGCTGCATCCATTCTGTAAGCCAGGTAGATTGTACTGGGGCTCCTCCGAATCCGTCTTTGCTTCTTCCTAAGAAACCGGTTGGTTCTACAACTGCGCCAGTATAGTATGTTGCGTCACTGTCTTGTACTGGACGTATGTGCCACGCATGACTGTAGTCTCGGTCGGATCCAGATGATAATACTTTCCATTCCTTCTTAAGAAAATCAAAGATAAGTATCTTAGAGCTGAGTAATCCCCAGACACCGCTATATGTGGCGAAGTCTCCGCTGATGCGCATGGGCCAAAGACCTAGACCAGGATATCCAACATCAAGTTTTTGAAGGGGACTAACTACTGCTAAGTCATAAGCAGTGCCGTCAAAGACCTTTGCATGATGCGCGATACCGTAAATTGTCACACTGTCTAGCTCATAATTGATGAGCGTACCGCTTACCCGTCCGGTATATATGTCGACACCAAGTGATCCGATACGGTTAGAAGATCGAATGCTAACACCACCAGGGCCGTCTCCTACATCTACTTTTGATGCATCGAGTATTACTTCAGCTTGAGTGAAATATCGTGTCCCAAACCACCCGCCGGCCATAGACGCGCGATAAACTTTTTTACGTCCGTCGCCAACGAGAATAAGATCACCATTTTCTAATGTAACAGCGGATGAGCCCGTGTCTAGTCCGACGTTAACACCATCCACTGGTTCGGGTGTAATATCGAACCAGATTTCAGGAACTAGATCGCCTGGATAAAACGCACAGCCTAGCAGACGATTCTTGTTTGTCAGAACATACAAACCGACCAGACCGGTCTTAGGTGGTTCTTTAGGAATGGGTACGTCCCCCGGAAAGTCCGTCGGAGGGAAAGTAATAGGCGGTATTGGTGGTAAGTATGGTCCATCGTACCCGCCGGTATCTCCGGTGAATGCTTCGCCATGGCCAGTTGACAGATATGCTTCCCGAAGATTCATACCACTTTCAGTAGCACCACGATTAAATATCTTGAGGTCATCGAAATTCTTTACATAAACCCTGGTTTTGTATGGGGTTAGATCAATAATACTTTTGACATCTTTCAGTGTCTCTGACTCGGACGAAAGCGTAACAGTATTATCTTCGTTGACACCATGCAGGATCGATGTAAACCCAGCACAGAGATTATGTCCAGGTATAATCGTAAACGATACCATTTTTGTTAATATGTCGTACGTAACCTTATATCCAAGATTCCGTACTTCGAGTAGACTCGTAATAGCCTGCATCACGGATATTCCGGATACCAAGCCTTTAACTGTAGCAGCCGTGACCTTCGGATCAGAAGATTGTATAAAAGAAAAGAAGTCAACCTTTCTAGTTACGTCAACCGGTTCAATAATATTTTCTTTGAACAGATCATGTATATACGTCTGCAGATTAGAGCCATCAAGTAATTTGTCTTCATATACAATGCGTTGGTCCAGAAATCCTTCGACTGTGATACCTTTAACAATAACAGCTTTGGCATCGTTGACCTCAATATTGCGCTCGATATAATCTATTAAGAACAATGTGCTGGTCTCAACATACAAAATGTACATTAATTCTTCAATCATCTCAGCTTCATCTGACTTTTCGTATAATGTAACATTTAACTGTCCGGGACTGGAAAAACGAATACTGGCTGTAATTGATATCCAGTCGACAAGTTCGCGTATCGGCTCTCGGTCTTTATCAAGTAATAGGAACATTATATTCCTCCAAAGCCCGGTCGATACTCCAGCGATGTAGTTCCACCGAAACCTTCAGCGTTGATGACAATCATTGCTGGGATTACGTACACCCAGGCGTATGGTAGGATAACAGCTCCAAAAATATTCGTAATGGTTGTGCCTCTTACATGAACAACGCGTTTCTTAAATCCCGAGTCGATCACAATCTTGTCACCGGCTTGTATACCACCGACCTTTGTGTCAACTTTTGCCATATTTATTGACATTGATGAGCCTGCTAAATCTGAAACAGTGGCTGTTCCGGATGTAACACTTCCGTCTAGAACGGTTGTTAGGATGCAACCAGATGGAACGTCCCCGGGATTAGTTGTCGCTGCAAGGAGTGTTGTGATAACAGTTTCGGAGTAGAAAATAGGATCTGGACAAACGATTGTGACAGTCATCGTAACTTCTTTAGAGAAGATAGGACAATTAGAAGATTCCACAGTTCCAGTGATAGTACGAAGTGGTACAACGTCCGTTTCGAATGAAAGCGTTACTTCGTTTCCCTCACGGAATATTTGGCGCAGAGCTCGGCGTTCACTTTCTACGTCCGTCGCCAGTATTCGTATGGTCAGCGTTATAGTTCGCTGTGCTGGTGCTATCGCTGAAATCACAGTCCTGGTTGCCAGTTTATCAACCGTGATTTCTACCTGATGTTCGGCGATACCAGTAATATCGAAAATAAGTGCCTCAGGGTTAGCCGAGGCACTAAAGTCGAATTCGTACTGGTAACTGACATAAGATGCAGTTACTTTTGTAATCAAGATTTTCTCCTGCTCTGCGCCATAAGACTTTGTGTACGCCGAGCTATTTGTTCGACGCTTAAGGGCGCTGCTGATGAAATGGACTGTTGGAACACAACAGATTCCTGAGGATACTGCTGAACCTGCTGCAGACGTGGATCATTGCGGAAACTGTAACCATTCGACGCGAAGGCCAATTGTTGCCCACCGAATGCTGATCCTACTGCCTTCTCGATTGCAGACATAGCCCCTAGGTCCAGGACTGGCGAAATCATTGGTTGGAAATTCAGGTCTGTTTGCAGAGCACCGTTCATAAAATCTAACATTGTGTCTTTTACGGTGTACAACTTTTTCTGCAACGCAGAAGTATCGAGACCATTAACTAATCCTTCCATATAGTATTGCGCAATCTGGAAGGATTTACGGGACGGTGAATGTTCGTCTAAAGCTTCGCGGAGTTTATCGATCAGGAACTCACTGATATTGTCGACTGCCTTATCTAACTCTGCTAAACTGAAGGGATTGTAAAGTCCACGCACTATGCCTCTGATCACATTATAACCAAGCTCTTCCAACTCTCTAGACTTACGAAGTATTTCCATTCCGCCGTTGGCTAGTATGAAGTTTAACATCCATTCTAAACCATCAGCTATTACGAAAAAGGATTCGAACATGCCAGCGACGAAGAACTTAAGCATGGCTTTACTTAAACGCCAAATCTCAGCTCGAAGTTTACCTCCGTCTTCTTCTATCGTATCGGCTAGCGACCCGGTGACAACTGTAAGAAAATTGTACATTGAATCAACTAAAGGCTGAGACGTTTCGGTCATTGCATCGATGAATTTCGTTTGTATACGGTTCCATTTAGCCGTGTAATGTCCTATATTCTTTTCCAGGTCATCTAGAACGGTCATAAGTAATACCGCAAACGTGTTGTACATCTTCGGGCCTAGTACGGTGAACATATCCAATATCGCACTAAAGACAGATATTAACGCTTGCGCTATATATGGTGTAGCAGCTATGACTCCCGTTGCAATAGCAATGACTATAGATGTACCAATGGTATTTATCATTGGCATTACAGTAACTATAGTTTTAGTAGCCATTAACATAAATGAAAATATAGCTACTCCCATTTTGGGGATGTTTGCGATGAAGGAATCAATTACTTTACCACCAGCATCCGCTAACAAAACTAGGGCCTCAGCAAATAGTTTTACACCTGCACCAGAAAATAGTACACCAGCGCCGAATAGCATGAATGCGCCACCAGCAGCTACTAATATACCAACAACCGAAGAGATACCAACTACGATAAGCGGGAATGAAGACGCTAAAGCACCGAGGCCAACTAAAGCTGCAATAAATACTGCTAGGGCTATACCACCCTTAACTACGGCTCCGAAGTCCACATATTTGAATGGTAACAATGCTAATGCGAAGGCCGCGATACCAGCGCTAAGACCAGCCAGACCTTTCACACTAACCCAAATCCTTGGTTTTATAAGAGAAACAGCAGCGTGTAGAGACATAATACTCATTGCTATTGCGCCCGTTACTAACAAGATATCAGTAGCGTTAATCTTTGCCAGGAAGGTAAACACAAGGGCTAATCCGCCTATAGCTAAGGCTGTAAGACCAATATTTCGTACTACTAACAGCGAAAGTTTTCCAGCGGCGATCGATGCTAAATACAGACCGCCCATCATCACTATAAGTGTGGTAAGTCCGGCATTTGCTGTTACGTAGTCAATCGTTGCTAGGTATTTGAACGCAAGTCCTAATAGAGCTAAACTTCCAGCCATTGCAGCGAGCCCAATAGCCACTAACAGTATCTGCGGGCCTGGGTTAACTTTCCCAATAATAGCCACTACGACCATTAGTCCGGCTAGAACAGCGCCGCCCTTACCTATAGTTTCCCACTCGATCTCTTGAAACAGCTTGAGAGATTTTGCAAGAATATTTAGCGACACAGCAAGAGCAATTAGGCCAAGACCGGTTGAAAGTGAAAGAGCTCCAAACTTTTTGTTTACAACCATAAAGACACCCATCATGGTAAGAATACCAAATATACCGATGAGTCCCTTAATGACGTCGTCGAATGGAACGTCTTTAAACTTTATTAAGGCGTCGGCCATGATGCCAACAGAGATCGCTAACGCGATTAAGACTGGCGGTAATAAAGCTAGTTTAAAAGAACCGGCAAGCATATTATTTAGTGTATCGCTGGAAGATAAAATAGTATTCAGCGCTAATAACGATGTAGCGAGGCCAGCGTAAATTGCGGTGATGCCTCCGATACCGCGTTCCAGATCTTCCTTAGGTAACGAGGCCAGCATGAAGACAGACGCCGACAAAATACCAATGGCTACAGCAACTGCTAGTAAACTGTCAGTATCGTTTGAATTGATGAACTGTTTCAAAGCGGTGCCGAAGTATCCTATACTTTTAGCAAAGCCCATACCGAGTGTCATTAAGAACTCAGCGGCCCATCCGAAATTTTTTAGGACGTCAGTCAGAGTTTTTATTGTTAGGAATTTCATTATTGTATTTAGAATTTCCTTAACTTTATCCCAGGTGAAATCATTTGCTAAATCTTCGAATGCTTTACCTAAGGCAGTCGCAAAGTTTGTCACCAGTTTTATAACGTATAGGATTACTGGTTCTAGAAATCTGTAGACGCGTTTACCGAAGTTAATAACTCCATCGATGAACTTGCTAAGAGTTTCTATTGCTTTATTTTTGTCAAACGATTGAAAAAGTGATACGAACCATAATTGCGTGTCTATTAAAAATTGCTTTACAAAATTTAAATCTTTGATACCGGTCTTCATAGAAATTGCAGTAAGGAGTTCTTCTATTGCTTTACCAGCTCGGGTCTTTTTAAGATCTTCGAAGAAGGTTTGTACTTTACCACCGAACTCTTTTACTTTTTCGCCCCAGGTGGTGAACTTCTTGAAAAAGAGGTCACCTTTAATGATCTCATTCCGCAACTTCGTCATGAACTCGGCGAAACCTACAACGGAGTCTACCCAGGTAGTTTTGAATTTTAACATTGGCTTAATAATTTGCCAAAGATATCGAGCTAACGCCTTAAAGAATTGTATCGGTATGTCAACCATGGACATAAATCCACGTACGACTTTACTGATATTTTCCAATCCCTTTTTTGTGGGCATTAGAGTTTCGATCAAACTGCCAAGATACTTTGTTGCTTTAGCAATGCGCTCGCCTGTAATCGGAGGAAAGACTTGATTTATAGCTCCGCCAACGGTCAGGAGTAAAGTGCTGTACATTTTTAGAAGTCGATCGATAGTCTTCACAACGACGTCACGTCCTCCAAAGTTAACCCAGTCTTGAGCGAGTTTATTACGGTTCTCTGCACCACGCTGGATCACTTTAACCAGGTTATCTGATATCATTGTGAACAAAGCTTTACCTTGCTCGAAATCACCGACGACTATACCGAACGTCTTAGCCCAGCCAGATCCGACGGCTTCGTTTAAAGATGAAACGAGTTTCTGGTAGCTGATAACATCCGTAGCGGCGTCTATTGCAGTCTTTCCAAGTTTAAGAATACGCTTGATTTCTTCTTCACTGTATTTCATCGCGCGTAGTTCGTCTTCCGTGACATCCCCGGAGAACTTTGCCAGAGTATGCATAATTACTTTCTGATCAGCCCAGCCAGATTCAAGGCTGTACTTCACAGAACCATACTCTTTAAGAATGGCATCCATATCTTTACCTAGCGCTTTACCAGAAGCCACCAATTCGTTTTCAAGTGTTTTTGTTGCTAAACCAGAATATACAAGAGAATTAAACTGGTACAGCATTAGATAGCCCATGTTAAGTGCGTTAGAAAACGCATACATACCACTAGCGGCATTCTCAGCACTAACACCGGCATACGCGGCCATATTCGCCACGCCTTTAACAGCTTTAATACTGTCACCGAGTGGTACTCCGGCAGCAGTGAACGCGCCTACAGCCTGGGTCATATTACTGAAGTTGTAGACCGTCTGATCTGCATATTCATTTAGAACCGATAGACCCGCGTTTACATCTTTCAGGGTCGTTCCAAATCTAGCAGATGTGTTTGCTAGGATTGTTTGAGTAGAATTAATCTGGGTGTTCAATTCAGCGAAACCATTCGCCGCATTTCCCAGTAGATCGTCGAATACCCATTTCTCTGCTAGGGCAATTATACCGTTTGTAATATTATTTATCACGGTCATGCCCACAATACCCATCGCCGAGAAACTGGCTTCAACATTACTGATGCCCCGCTCCATCGAAGCGAAGTCCAGGTTTTCCATCCCGGTACCGATTCCGTTCACGGATTCTTGAAGTTTGTTTAGATATTCTCTGCGTTCTAATTTCTCTAACGCTTCAATAATTTTGTTCATACCGCTATCAAAATCGGTAGTATCTATCTTATATGAAAGGACTTCTGTATTCTTACCATCGTTCATAGCATCTCCTTTCTAATCTCGTCTTTTAGAGATTGGATTATTGGACTAAGAGTCCGTCTAACATAATCATTGCCTGGAACATTTCTGCCCCTACGAGTGTACCCGTACATAAGCAATATAGGGATAGGAACACCAAACGGAGTTACTTCTGAGTTCATGAACCGCAACGTTAGGTCCTTAGTGACAATGTAAGACCAACTGCCGGCTGTTTTACCAGTTTCGATAGGTGTAGCTTCTCTAAGAGCTTTAACACCGATCTTTCCGTGCTTATCCATTATCAAAAAAATTTTAGCCTTGTTCAAACCGCGCTTACGTAAACGTGAAGATAGTGCAGGTCCTTTTATCATTTGCGACCTGCCCGGTAAGCTGCAAGTCTAGCTTCGTTCAGATCAGCTCGTGCCTTATTCTGAGCAGGAGTAGGTTTAAAACCTTTTTCTTTGTTTGATTGTTCTTCACGTTTCATGGACATTAGATCTATAAATGTTAGTAACCGGTTTAAGTGCCAGCGTTCGAACTCAATCGGTATACCTAGCTCTACCATATAATAGTATATGAGTTCGCTAGTTATCGCTTTGCTTTGGGACGGTTTAATTTCCCCGAGTCTTGTAACGACTGTAGCCGTGTGCTTATCTTTAATATAATCGGATATTCGTTCAGCGTCGTCGACGGTAAGTCTGATGAATATCTCATTGGCAGCCAGCTTTGTTTCGCTAGTTACCATACAGCGGCCGACATAATCCATTTGTTCGAATTTCGTTAGTATGTTCGTTAGGAAGGCCCGTTGCCAGCGAGCCTCCCACAACGAAATAGAAACCAACGAATGTTCGAATATGACTGTTTCGGTTACGCCTTGGATAAAGAAGTTCCCACCTGCATCGTCGAATTGTTCGACGGGTTTCAAAACAGCCTTAATCGGCATTGTATTCCTCGCTATTCCTTAGCGGCTTTCGCGAAACCCTCACGCATTGAAACTGGCAGAACTGATCCGAAGAATTCAAGGAGCGTTTGTTCGTTCTCAAGGACTTTCTGAATTACCGCGTTGCAAGCCAATCCGCGAGTGAACTTGCGGGTTTCATCTGGGTCGTGGAAGAATTGATTGTCAATCCGAGCACCGTGAGCCTTCACGATAACTGCCTTGACAAAGGACGCCATTTCTGCCTGGACAGTAACCTTGTCTTCGCCGGTAGCAGCTTCAGATTTGGTAACGAGCTCCTTCAACCGCGATGGCTTGAAAAGCTCAGGATCTTGGGCGATAGCATCGGCGAAATCGGTTTCCGTCATGTGGAAATAATGGTCTTGGTTGATGATGGAGCCATCGGCCCCTTCAAAACTTACAGATACTTTGCGCATGGTTTTTCCTTTCAAATATGAGAGCAGGGAGCCTGCCGAAGCAAACCCCCTGCTTGGATGTTACTAGACAGCGTTGATCAGCGCGAGGAGTTCGGTCGGGGTCGGGAACTTGGCCGGAACAGCTGCGGTAACCGGATCGATGATAGCAGCTTCGCCGTAGATCATATCGAGAAGGGCCGCCAACTTGGGAGCGGTGATCATCGTTGAATCGACAACAGCGTGCGAGGACGGTTTGAAACCCGCCCAGTCGACCTTGGTGGTCGTGATGCTCCAAGAGAACTGCATCGCATCCGGGCTTTCGCCAGTCGAGCCATAGCTCTTTGCGGACGGACTGGCTTTGCAGCCGTATACGAAGTGGTACTTGTAACCCAAATCGCTGTTGACTTCATTGCCGACCTTGGTGCGGTACGCCAGCGCGAACAACTTGCGGTCTTGCTGGTAGATGGACAGACCAGTGCCAGGAGAGGCGGTGCCGTCACATTCAGAGAATTCCGGGGGGAACATGAAAGAATTCAGCCCGAGAGCGAGTTCTTCATCGGAATACAGCGTAATGTACTTGCGGTTGTCTGCATAGCGAGGATTGGGATCTCCGCCAGAGGGTGATTCATCGATGCTGACGATACCCGGCCAGGCGATGCCATCGCCATACTTGTTGCCCGCGATGTCCCATGGGAACAGCACCATGTTGTCAACGCCCTGCTCGAACATATGATGACCGGCTTCATGCCATTGCAATAACTGTGCCATTGTTGCTCCTTATCTTTTTAAATGGTGGTACGGAAAATATATGTGAACTGGGCTGCCCCAGTAGGATACGACGTCACATAGGTGAAACGTGGATTTTTCATAAGAGAAAGTGCGAACGGATCTAAATGTGTATCAACGATTAGTTTAACACTGTACCGTTCAAATTGCACGAACAGAGTATTGTCTGCGATCTTATTGTTAAAACCGTCAAACGAATAGATACAGGCTGGGTATTGAAGCTCAAGATTGTTCGGGGGCTGAAAATAGACATGGAATGTCGGCCCAAGCAATAATTTAAGTGCAAGATCTAAGTTCGCGCGCTTAAGCATATAGATCACCCAGATTAAGAATAAACTTCTGGCCCTGTGATTCAAAACTCGTAACAGACCACTTCTGATTCATATACGTAGCGTATCTAAGTGCCGCTACGTTTTCCTTAAGAGTTCTCCCGGGAACCACGGAGATAGCCATCCGGATGTAAGCATCTGGATTAGGAAGATTCCTTGCGGCGACTCCCCGTGATTCCCTTATAATATCACCTTTGTATGCGACTTCTGTGACAGGCTCAGTGTATACGCCCGGCGATGTTTCAACAGCCGAGCCTACGAACCCGAGTTTACCTGCCCATCGAGACATACTAGACCTCGGTGTCGTCGATGTCAGTCGGGAGAGCGGGCTCAGCGGTGGTTAACCAGCCAGCCTTCTCAATGATCAGCGCAGACTTAGGCAGAACGAGCTGGCCGCTGCGCCGAGTTTCCATCAACATCTTGTGTTTGTTGTAGTCGATGTCGAAATCGGTGAAGGTCTGCATTCCACCGGCGGGGTTGTTGCCGTATGTGTAATCGGCGGGGTTAACCACGATACCGATCAGGCCGTAGTCGACGGTGGCTTCGGTGCGGAACAAGCCTTCCATCTGGGGAACTTCAGCAATAGCTGAAACGCGCATCTGAGCCATGAGTTCGGCTTCAGTGGCGAAGTAGCGAGTACCGGTGGTCGGTTCGCGCAGGGTGATGATGTCAGCCAAGAATTCAGGGGTGGTGAAGAAGGTCGGCATGCCAGAACCGCGATAGTATCGGCGGGCCAGAGCGACTGCATCGATCATCTTCAGTGTTTCAGCAGCGGTCATACCGCCAACGGTAGCGGCCAATGAAATGCGATGGGCGAAGAAGGCATGATCCTTGTAAATCGGGC